AGAAGAAATTAAAGTAGATGAAAAAGTACCTTTGTGTGAAGAATTACAAGAATCTACTGAAGAAAACCCTTGTAAAAAACCAGAAAATATAAATTCAGTTATTAAAGCAATAGAGAAACTAGGTGAGTCAGGAACACTTCCTAGATAACATATAAATAGTATTATGACTACTACTAATAGTTACAATAGACAACCTACAAAAGTAGATTACGCTGACCCTACAAAGTTTAAATTTAACATACTTAAACTTCCTAAAGTAGAATATTTTTGTACAGCAGTAAATCTGCCAGGTGTATCATTATCAGACAATTATACACAACCTACACCATTTAGAGATATACCTTTGCCTGGTGAGAAGTTATCTTATGATAGATTAACTATGACATTTTTAGTAGATGAAAATTTAGAAAATTACCAAGAGATACACGGTTGGTTAAGAGGACTAGGTTTTCCTGGTGGTTACCAAGAGTTTAAAACATTACTAGACGCAGGTGAAGATAGATTTCCTACATCAAAAAATAGTGTATTAGGTGACGCAGGACGATCAAAGTTTGCTGCCCCTAGTGCAGGTGGTATATTTTCAGACGCAACATTATCAATACTAACAAGTAAAAATAATGCCGTTGTAGATGTAAGATTTAGAGATGTATTTCCTATATCTCTATCTGGTTTACAATATACACAACAAGCAGGTGATACAGATTACTTAACAGCGTCTGTAACCTTTGATTATAAACTATACGATTTTGCGAATACAAACGCAGGAAGAACAAGTATTACTACATCATAAACTTGATTTTTTGACAGTTTTGTGATATAATGGAGTTATTATGGATTTAGAACAATTACAAGAACTAGCAGACAAAGACTTAAAAATTAACGATACAGAATTAGATTTAGAGTCTTTAAAAACACCTCAATTACACAACAAGTATATGAAACACTTAACAAAGTTTAAGTTGTTATTAACACGTGCTGAAGATGATTTAAGAACAATAAAACTATTTAAATGGGAATATTATACTGGTAAATCAGATCCACAAATCTACCAAGAAAAACCTTTTAATCTAAAAATTTTAAAACAAGACGTTGACAAGTATATTGAAGCAGATGAAGAAGTACAAAAGGCAGCTCAAAAAGTAAGATACTTGGAAACAGTAGTTGATTTTTTAGATAGAACTATTAGACAAATTTCTAATAGAACTTTTACAATAAAGAACGCTATAGACTGGAGAAAGTTTACTAGTGGCGCTATCTAAAAATGACCACAACACGTTACCTCATCATAGATAAGAAGAACGAAGTCTATTTAAAAATAGAGGCAGACGCAGATATAAGACGAGAACTTGGAGAATACTTTACATTTGAAGTACCAGGTTTTAAGTTTATGCCTCAATATCGTAGTAGAGTTTGGGACGGTAAAATTAGACTATTCAGTTATGCAACAGGTCAAATCTATGCAGGACTTTATCCTTACATTATAGATTGGTGTAAAAAAAATGATGTACAAGTTGTAGATGGTACTAAAATAAAAGATGTATCTGTAAAAGAAGATGAAATAGATAGATTTTTAAAAGCACTTAAAATTCCTAAAATAGAAATAAGAGATTATCAAAGAGAGGCATTTGTACACTCTATTAAAAAGAGTAGATGTTTATTATTATCTCCTACTGCCTCTGGTAAATCTTTAATTATATACTTAATGTTAATCTTTAATTTATTGAGATTAAAAGAAAGTAAACAAGATAAAATACTCATTATTGTACCAACAACATCTTTAGTAGAACAATTATTTAAAGACTTTAAAGATTACGGTTATAATAGTGATCGTAACGTACATAGAATATATCAAGGACACGATAAAGAAACAAATAAAAGAGTTATTATATCTACTTGGCAATCAATCTATAATCTACCTAAAAAATGGTTTCAACAATTTGGTATGATAATAGGTGATGAGGCACATCTATTTAAAGCAGTTTCATTAAGTAAGATAATGAATAAACTTGAAAAATGTAAATATAGAGTTGGTCTTACAGGTACTTTAGATGGCACTAAAACACATAAACTCGTATTAGAGGGTTTATTTGGTACTGTAAATAAAGTTGTATCAACAAGTGAATTACAAGAAAAGAAACAACTTGCTGACTTAAAGATATTCTGTTTAATATTACAACACGATAAAACTGCTAGACACTTTTTAAAGGATAAAACATACCAAGAAGAAATGGATTATCTCGTTTCAAACGAAAAAAGGAATAAATATATACGCAATCTATGTTTATCTTTACCAGGTAATACATTATGTCTGTTTCAGTACGTTGAAAAACACGGAATGCTACTTAAACAATTAATAGAGGAGAAAGCTGATGATAAAAAAGTTTTCTTTGTTTATGGAGGTGTTGAAGCAGAAGAGCGAGAAAAGATTCGTTTCATTACAGAAAAGTCGGAGGGGGCTATTGTTATTGCTAGTTACGGCACTTTTTCTACTGGTATTAACATTCGCAACTTACACAATATTGTTTTTGCTAGTCCTTCAAAGTCTAGGATTAGGAATCTCCAAAGTATTGGTCGTGGTCTTCGGTTAAAAGATAATAAATCAAGTGCTACTTTATACGATATATCAGATGATTTAACTTACAATGAAAAAGAGAATTATACATTAGCACACTTTAGAGAAAGAATAAATATCTATAATGAAGAAGATTTTAATTATGAAATACATAACGTGGAGTTAAAGTAATATGCACCAACCACCTCACAATATTAAAATCATTAAGTTGATTAACGGTGAAGATGTTGTAACTGCCTTACCTACAGGCGATAAACAATTACCTGAATCACATAATTTAATGCGTTTAAATAAACCATTATTAATCAAGTATGTTCCACAAATGACTATGAGTGGATTTAAAGATTATGTGGCATTAATTAAATGGTGTTCTTATACTCCAGATCAGATTATTACTATTCCAAAAGATAAAATTATGACTATAACTAATGCGTCTGTAGAGATGGCAAGTAGTTATATGAATATATCAAACAATATTGAAGATAAACCCGTTCCTGTCAGAAATCAAAATTATGAAAGACAAAGATTAACGGATGATGAAAATGAAAGAATTAATGAAATATTTGATGAACTTGGTGATGACGATAATACTATCCATTAATAATATTATCTATAGCTCTATCCCTCAATTCCCCGCTACACGCTCCATTATACATAAAAAAGAAAAATTGTCAATGCTAATCTTAAAACATTGACTTTTTAAACAAAAGGTGTTATATTAATATTATGAATACAAAAACTAAAAAAGAACATTATGTAAATAATAAAGAATTTTTAGAAGCAATGAAACTTTACAGAAAGTCTGTAAATAAAGCAAAGAAAGAAAAGAAACCGAAACCGCCAGTTACAGATTATATTGGTAGTTGTTTTTTAAAGATTGCGAATCATTTATCATATAGACCTAATTTTATCAACTATACATTTAGGGACGATATGATTAGTGACGGTATTGAAAACTGTTTACAATATCTGGATAACTTTAATCCAGCAAAATCAAGTAATCCTTTTGCTTACTTTACACAAATCATCTATTANGCNTTTGTAAGAAGAATACAGAAAGAGAAGAAACAAGTAACTATTAAAAACAGACTTATTACAGAATCTAATTATGATGATATGACTTTACAACCTGGTGAAGACAAAGANTTTAAAAATCAATTTACAGAATNTCTTAAAAAGAATATGCCTGTTGAAGAACAACAGAAAATAGCAGACAGCAATAAGAAAAAAAAGAAAAGGAAGAAAACAAGTAAAGTTAATTTAGATTACTTTATGGGATATGAAAATTGCGTTACTGAATGATACACACTTCGGATGTCGTAATGATTCACCTGCATTTATAAATTATCAAAATCGTTTCTATGATGAGTTATTTTTTCCATATCTCATAGAAAATAAAATTGATACTTTAATACATTTAGGCGATGTCGTTGATAGACGAAAATTTATTAATTTTAATACCG